TTATAAGTTTTTAATAACTCTTTTATTTCAGGATAGTCTGATGTGTACCACTTACCTTTAACAATGGCAGTGGCTATGTAAGGATATGTAGAGGAATCGTAGTGGTACATCCCTCTCTTCTTGTCAGAGCTCTTGTAAGCCATTCTACCGGAGAAATTATACATATTAGTAGTAAGAATGGTATTAGCCTCAAACTCCCATATAGAGCTTCCAGGAGTGTCCTCGTACATAGACATTAAGTTCCGTCTCTTGCACATAGTAGGCTGAATAGTGAACACCATGTTAGCTGGACAATCGACCAAATACTCGTGCTCACTACTTTGAGCGTGGTTATCTGTATAACCTCCGCGTAATAATTTTATAAAATCAACAGAGTCGTCTTTGATAAGTTCTTCAAACTCTTTTAACGTTTTAAAATCTATAACATCATAAGGAACCATATCCTCATGACTGAACACCACTATCTCATCATCTATCTTACTAAGGCATGATGTTACTCTTTCTTGGTATGGTAACTTATCATCGTAGTAAACCACATCCCAATCTTCGGGAACCTCCCCCTTATCAGTAAATAAAACCTTGTCTTGGTCTTTCAAATACTTGTCACATTGTCCAAACAACAACTCCCAAATATCAGAATAATCACTATGACTATAAAATATAAATTTCATTCCCACTCCGTATCTAAAGGATTCTTAACATCCCATAATCCATTCTGTTCCATCCACCATCTGTAAAGCCTTACTGCATTTACATTTGTCTCATCCATATGCTTCTCTACATCTGAGTACAATGTTGTGAACTTCTTCATTACTTCAGGTCCTCCATAAAACCACATGTCGGCAGGACCGTCAAAGAAGAACTCCCAATTAGCCATGTGTAATTTATCCATAGGAAGTTCCGGGTCAAAGTTAATACATTGCACAGGGTAAGGATTCATTAACCCAGGACCAGCATAGTTTCTATTAATACGTCCAAGGTCAAACCTTGCCTTTATAACTATATCATAATCTTCAAATGGTACTTGCTCAAAGCATTTCTGAACCGAATAAAAATGAGATAGTACTGTAAAAGGACTTCTACCTGCTGAACTATCAGGTGGCAAGTTCTCTAATCCAAGTCTCTTTACTACAGGACCAAAATCTTTTTGATACTGAAACACAAAACCTCTTGGACGGTATAAGGAAATAATCTCATCTTTGAGTTCAGGTTGCCAACTGTGAATATACACATCGACGTCTGCCTTATCTAATATTCTTGATTTGATATGGCTATACCCATCTGAACCTTTTGAAGTTTGGTCCATTCGAGAATCAAAATATCCATGTAAACAAAGAGCTACTTTCATATTACTTTACAATCCTTGAACACGTCGAACTCAGTTAAGTCTCGATACCCGTTGTTCTCTCCCAAGTCTTCAACGTGTTCAGGATAATTCTGCATCAATGCTAATCCGTGAGAAGCTTGTTGAGGTGTCATATACATATTCCATCCTAACATCTTAATATTGTCATCTTTATAATTAACCTCAGACCTACCTTCATATCTAGCTTTCTTCAACCATTCTACCATATCTTTATTGTCTGTAAGAATCATACCTCCTTTACCTATGGATAATGTCTTCTTAATATGGAACGATAAACACATTGCAGTTCCAGGAACGTACATGTTAGATGTTAATCTTTTAGCTGAATCATATATTGGGTAAGGCTCTAACTTATATGCACCTGACCATGTTCTATCTTCAAAGACTACTTTACCGCCTGAATGAATTATAGATTGAGGTACTGATAAGTAGGTTTCTTTTGGTATTGTTACCTCATCTACATCAAAAAATTTACAACATAAAAATAAAGCATTAGTGCAACTATCAACTGCAACAGCGTAAGGAGCTCCTGTATATTCAGCAATCTCCTCCTCAAACATTTTAACTATTTCATATGGGTTGTGTTTTATAGTTTTCATATTAAAGTATAAGGTACGTTAGCTTTTTCAAATGCTTTCTGACTAGGGATATTATCCTCTAGTATTTTACCCGTAGCGTTAGGGTATAGCTTTACAATCTCTTTGAGCATAAAAGTTCCTATACCTTTCCCTTGCGCAGAAGGGTGGGTACAGAGTCTAATATCCTCATCCACTACACCGATAAAGCCTACAGGCTTTTTATATAATAGACAGATGTAATAATTTTTACCGTATTTATTCATGTATACTTCCTGATGTTCAGGGGTTATGTTTGCATGAACTAAAAATCCAGGTTGTGTGTTTCTTAACACTCTAACAAAATCGTAGTACTCTTCGGTGATAGGAACTAACTCCATGTGTCTACCTGAGTTCCGTACTTGTTAGGGTGTCCAAGTATCCAATGTTGTAGATACGCTCTGCTATATTTCCAACCATCAAGTCCCATCCAAGGACTTAGAGAACTTCCAATGTCTATGTAAGTGTTTTGTGGATTCATAAAAAAGCAATCTTTAATAATGAAGTTAGATAATGTAGAAGCAGCAACTAAAAAAATTGTATTTTCAATATTGTTTTCTTCTATCCATTCATTAATCTCATCAGGTAAATTGAAATCATTTACAATACAATTAGAACCTATGTTAAATACTTTTACAATGTTAGAAAATGGAAGAGCATCGTGAGTGCAATTCTCATTCGTTACTAATACTATAGGTCTATCTTTAATAATAGGAACTATCTCATTCATAAACCTAGGATAATTAGCATTTATAAAAACAGTAGCAAAGGTATGATGGTCTTCATCATCTCCTGATATGTTCTTTTGATATACTAAAACATCATCCTCTAAACATATGTCAGTATCCTCATTACATGATAACCCTTTGAAGTAATTATGTTTACATGTACTAAGGCAAAGGTTCAACCTATCTGATATATAAGAGTGCTTGTCTGGGTCGAAGTCTTTCCTTTCTTCTGTAGGGTATATCCCATGTCCTGACCTGTCTCCTGTTACGAATCCGTTCTCCGACAAAATTAATCTTTCATTCTTTAATATAAAAATCTCACCGTCTGAAAATCTAGAGAACGCAAAGTTCTCTTTCTCCTCAAACATCTTTTTAAACTTGTCGAACTCTTCGTGGTAATCTTTCATCGTACATATAGGCTGTCAACAGAACCTAGCAAAGCTTTCCATCTCCCTTCATCATATACTTTAAAACAAGATGTGATGTTCATTGTATCAGCTCCCCAAGGATTCTTAAACATTTCAGTAAGGTCAAACAATGTAACCTTTGCTATAGGATTTGAAGGCTCCTCGCAATCAACTTCTCTACGGTCAAAATCTATATTGCAATATTTTTCACTATCGTATAATTCAAAAGATATTGAGCCTGTAGCACCATACTTGTTAGCGAACTCTGTAATCACAGACTTTAATCCATTCACGGTACCTTTAGGGTTTTCCATAGGTAAGGTTTCTCTAAAATGGCTTTCCCACTTTAATATATTCTTCATGCTTCGAGATTTAGAATCACCAAACATAACCTCATCACCTTTGTATAGAACTTGGGTTCCTGGATTGTTTTCATAGATGGTGGTCAGAGGAACTCTGTATTTATTAAGCTCCTTATTCTCCTCCCTGCAGAAATACACAAAGCTAGCGAACGGGATAGAGATTACAGGATTAAAGATTTCCTTGTACGAAGCGTAATGATTCTCGTGAAGTTTTTGCGCATTTTGTAATGCTTTTACATGGTCTTGATTACCGTAATAACCTGCCAATGAAAACTGCATCCACCAGATATCAATATGAGGGTACCTATTTATAATGTTATGACACACATGTTGTTGCAAGTAACAATCATTCTGATTAAGCATTACTAAATCTTTAGTTTTAAAAACTATAGCATTGTCATGTCCTGTGTTAAAGTATTCTGCTTCTAACCATTTTAGCTTTTTTCTAACTCCATGATAAAACTCTACAACTTTATAACCTAATTTTTTTAAATTATCTTTTACATTTGAGTTCTGTCTTTTAGGTATACAGATAGTAATTTTCTTATCCGCTAAAGCCTTCAAAGTTGGCCAATGTAAATGGTCAGGATGTTCATGGGTTATAAATATATATTTTAAATTATCAGGAACATCTCCACCCTCATCTACCAATCTCCAAGAATTATTAAAGATGGCTCCCTTAAACCAAGGGTCTACTAATACCGACTCTCCTTTATACTCAAAAGAAAAGCAAGCATGATTTATCAATTTAACTGAGGTCAATTTCTCCATGCCAAAGGTCCTCCAATACTTTAACTACTTTCTCTGATGAATTACCATCACCATAAGGACAATGGCTCATACTAGGAATGTAATCTTTTATAAATGATTGTGCTATACTTGCTAACTTATACGGATGCCTACATAATCTTGAAAATACACCTACACCCTCTACTCTCTCAGTGTACTCTCGGCACACGATACATTTCTTCCGTAAGAAAGCAGACTCTTCTTGAAT